TGGAGTCCACAAGTTCTTCAACCCGCTCTTGGTCTCCATCCGCCTGAGCCTGGGCTAGCAGATCCCTGAATTCCTGGCTTCGATAGTCTTCCATCGCGTGTCTCCTGGGTGGGTCCTTCATCCTGCTACCCCATCCCGATCCCTCAACGCTGCTCAGCAGGTCTCTTGGGTGGGTGGTGCAAGGACAATAATGTAGTGTCGCACACTACACGTCAAGGGCGAAACTCTAGAAAGTTTTCGGACAAAGGGAAACCCCGCCGAAGCGGGGATAGGCGGTTCCTTTGTGTCTCGGTTGGGTTAGCGCATGGACTCCTTGACGGAAGCCCCATCCTTCATCCAGATAGCCCCTCTGTTGAGGCGCATGGCCCCAAACCCATTCTTGGCACGGTAGGAAAGGTCAACCCGCCAGCACTCCACAGGCTTCCCCTTTACCTGGATCGCGTCTTTGACTGGCTCACTGAGGTCCGGGCCCTCCAAGCTGGAGGGGTCATGGAGTGATCGCTTGAGTTGTTCCTGGAGCGCATAGGTCATCAAAGAGATGTCTGGCTTGGGGCCGAACTTGGGGTCCACTGGTTCAGCTGCTGGGCGAGTGGGGGGCTCAGCCTTGCTGCCAGAGACCACCGCGCCGATGAATCCCGCCACAATGCAGAAGCCGAAAAATACCGCGATAGCCATAACACAGCCATTGGTCCTACGCCCCGCGACCTGCCCAGGTTTGGCTGATCCGAGCTTGGCTCGGCAGTGGGGGCACACACTTGCGAGAACATCCACTTCACTTCGGCACTGGGAACAGATCTTGTTCACGCACACACCTCCAGGGCTTTAATTCGGATCTTGGCGATCTTTCCCGCCAGCCTGCGTTGAGGGCAGTCTCGCAGGGGCAGGTCCTCATAGTGTGCGCTCAGTGCCCCAATAAAAACGTCTGGGCAAGCGTTGTGGTGCAGGTGAATCCTAGCCTCGGGGATTAGGGCACACGCGGCCCATCGGTTCGCCTGCCACTCGTCCCGGCTGTAGGCAAGGTCGCCCTTTGGCCCTGAGTGCTGCACCAGGTGCCCGATCTCGTGGGCGAGTAGCCAATGGGATTCCAGAATCCCCGCCCGGGATGGGATCATAATCGACGGGGTGCTCCCCGGCACAAAGCATGCTGAACTTGCCCTGGTTAGGATTACCCCAGCGCCAAGGCTTTCGGCATAGACCTCCAAATCCTCGAAGGAGGGGTAGCGAAGTCCGAGCCAAGGGGTCACTTTTTGAGCCGCGCTTTCAGGGACGAGATACGCGCCCTTGATGCGAGGAAGTCTTCATACAGCAATTGCGCATCCTCATCGCTGATTTCATCGGCAGTGATCCCGTGAAACATTGCATTTGCAAGGAAGCGCCTAGCCTCGCTCAATCCAGATGCGTCATTCCCCGCAATCTCCTTGCCTGGGTCATCTACGATCTCAGATAGCTTAACCCCCAACACTCGTGCGGCTTGCTGTGCTGTCTCCAGCTTGGGGCAACCCGTCCGCTTGTCGTATAGCAGACCATGTAGACCACTCGGCTTCAACCCGAGTAAATCAGCCATGGCTTCGGGTGTCAGTCCGTGTTCCTTCCTGTGGTCCAGGACGAGCTTCTTGAAGTTGTCGCGCTGGGGCCAGTTGCTCATGGCCCAAGGATCATACGGATGGCGCGACATCGCTATGTTGTTCTGGGTTGACAATGTCGTGTAGCACACTACACTTGAGCCATGACTAGGCATACCTACCCCTTTGAGGGATCCATCGCAAGCCTCGCCAAGCGGGTTAAGACTGGACGCGTTCATCTTTCCCGCATCCTCTCGGGTGACGATGGGGTTGGCCAAGACCTCGCGCTTCGGATAGCCCAAGAGACTGGGCTCCCGGTTGAGTGGGTTCTGACCCGGCGTCATCGCCCAACCTCCCCGGACATTGCAGCATGAGGCGCGAACTCCACAATCTGGGCCGTCCCACTGGCTGGGCGTTTGGCCGGGTTCCTCGCAATCCATTCACGGATCTGCACGGGCCCATAAACGGCCATCTGCTCACGGGTCATGAAGACCACAAGCGTCCCTGAGCCCATCGGCCTCGGTTTGTCAGATTCCAACCCATCTACATTCTCGGGAACTCTCATGACTGAAAATATCGGGCACAAACCAGCGCAACTCCACCCGTTATGCGTTGCGGTGAAACGGAGTTGGGAAAAACTCATCATCACCCACGACATCAAGCAGGACTACCTTGCGCAGTACTGCGGGGTGGATAAGAGCCGCGTGTCCAGGTGGAAGTCGCCCGAGCATGAGGATTTCCCCCCCACGGCACAGATGGCCAAATTCATTGAGGGCATCCAGTCTTGGCCTGGCGTTGAGCCTTGGGAGCCCCTGGACGCATTCAACACCTACTTCGGGTGCCACGCTCAGGACCGTAGGCCAATGAATGAGTCTGTGACCGTCCTGGCGGGGCTACTAGCCGGCCAAAGTGGGCGGGTTCTCCAGGCAATACTCCAGGCTCTTTCACCAGATGGGCCCGGCGGCGTGTCCGTGACCCAATCGGAGGCCCTGGAAATGGCTCCGGCCATCTCCAACCTTCGCCGGATCATCTGCTGCCTGGATGACCAATTGAGCATGGCGAAGGCGTCATGAACACCTTCACCCTCCTCCACCTCTTCAACGCCTTTGAGGCTGGCGTGGATGCGTGCCGCCGTGGTGATGATGCCGCCATCCAGCGGTGCATCGACCGTCTGAACAAGATCGCCAACGAAAAAGCCACGGTGGCTGCCGTGGCTGAACTTCAACCGTCTGCTTAGGAGACGATTTACATGAATTCTACGACAAATGGCCTAAAGCGCCACCCCCTCTCTGCGCTCTTCTCTCGCCTAGACCTTGCTGGTGAAGACCTCGCGGCCTTGGTCGAGGACATCAAAGACCAAGGGCTGCTCTCGCCCATTACCACCCATGAAGGCATGGTGTTGGACGGGTGGAACCGCTACACCGCTTGTGGCCTGGCTGGGGTTGAGCCTGTATTGCTCCCCCTCCATCCCGGTGCGGACCCCTGGGAGTTCGTCAAGGGCTCCAACATGCTCCGGCGGCACATGAGCCCTGCCGAGCGGGTGGCGGTGATGCTGCTGAAGCTGCGCATGGACGGGGCCGATGTGAGCACGGCCGACTCAGGGTCAAAATTGACCCCCCCCAGCCTCAACCGAATCCAAGACGATTTGGAGGTCGGAAGAGGCACGGCCGTAAAAGCGTCACAGATTGCCAAAGCCAACGACCCCGCCCTCGTCGACGCCCTTGCCGATAAAAAGGTCTCCCTGGACCGTGCGGCCGAACTCGCCAAGATGCCCGAGGAGGAACGTCACGCCGCGTTGGGGGCCCCGAAGCTGGAGCCCGCCACCAAAGCCAAGCCCGCCGATGTGGAGGCGCTGGAAGCCAGGGTGAAGGAGTTGGAGGCCGAACGCGAAGACCTCCGGGACCGGCTTGATGAAATGGCGTCCGATATGAAGGCCCTCCAGGAAGAGGCAGAGGCGGCCCGCCGTGCCCTGGATGCCGAGGACCTCCTGGATCAGTTCAACAAGGAGATCAAGCGAGCTCAGTCTATGTCCCAGGTCACACAGTCCAGGAACAACGGGCTGATGAACGAGAACCGCGACCTGATGGGGCGCTTGAAGTCTGCCCTCCGAAAGATTGAACGGCTGGAGAAGGCGGTGGCAGGGGTGGCTGCATGAGCCTCTTCGCTGGAGAATTCCCCGAACTGCACGACTTCCAAAAAGAAGCGCACGACGCCATCCGTCAGGCTGCGCGGGAGAAGCACAGGCGGATCCTCATCGCCGCCCCCACCGGGAGTGGGAAGACCGTCTTGGCCCTAAATGTCATCAAGGAGACGCTAGACAAGGGCAATCGGGCTATGTTCGTTTGTGACCGGAAGACGCTCATTTCCCAAACTTCAGACGTTGCGAGGTCTGTTGGGCTCGGGCATCACGGCATCATCCAGGCCCAAAACCCCATGTTGGACCTGTCGAGGAAATTCCAGATCGGAAGCTGCCAAACCCTGATGCGCCGTGGCTGGCCGGAAACTGATGTGCTGGTGATCGATGAGGCGCACACCCTTTACAAGACATGGGTGGACTATGTGAACTCTGGCGAGTGTAAGGCGTTCGTCATTGGGCTCACCGCCACGCCATTCAGCGCTGGCCTGGGCAAAACCTTTACCAAGCTCGTCAACGCTGCAACCATGGCGGAACTCACCCAAAAAGAGATCCTGGTCCCCATGCGGATCTTCTCTTGCCGCAAGCCTGATATGGCTGGGGCGGAGATCTCCAATACAGGCGAGTGGACGGGAAACGCCGCATCCGCTGCGGAGATGGTCATCATCGGCGATGTGCTGACGGAGTGGCAGAAACACGCGCACGACCGCAAGACCATCTGCTTCGGCCCGACCATCGACTACTGCAACGAATTGGCGAAGCGGTTCAACGATGCCGGTATCCCTGCCGCCGTGTTCTGCGCCGACACCCCCGACGATGAGCGGGGCCGGATTGTGCAGGATTTCGCGGATGGCTTTGTTCGGGTGTTGGTTTCTGTTGAGGCCCTAGCCAAGGGGTTTGATCAGAAGGATGTGGGCTGCGTCTGCGACTGCCGCCCTCTCCGCAAGAGCCTTTCCACCGCAATCCAGATGTGGGGCCGTGGGCTCCGTGCGTCCAAGGAGACAGGTAAGAAGGATTGCATCTTGCTTGATTTCAGCGGCAACATCATCCGCTTTTGGGACGACTTCGAGCGCGTCTTCCATGAGGGCGTGGACAAGCTTGATGACGGCGAGAAGCTGGACAAGCAGGTCCGCGAAGACAAGGACGAGGAGCCCCGGTGCTGCCCCAAGTGCGGCTATTCCCCCTTCGGGCGGAAGTGTGTCCAGTGCGGGCATGAGGTGGAACGGAAAGCCCTGGTTGAGGAAATCCCGGGCGAGATGCAGGAGATCCGCATCGGCAAGAAGATCGTGGCCACCGACAAGGCCGAGCTCTGGGCCCAGCTCTGCACCTATGCCAGGGAGCATAGCGCCCCCGAGAAACAGCAGGGCAGGGCGTTCCACCTTTACCAGGAGTTCACCGGAACGCGCCCCCCGCGTGAGTGGAGCGTCAATGATGCGCCGATGGTGGAGCCCACGGCGGGAACCCTCAGCAAGATCCGCAGCCTGAACATCCGCTTCATCAAAGGGAGGGCGTCATGAGGCAGACCGCGAACAACGCCTTCGGATCCTGGCCTGGCATCCTCACCTCGCTCGGGGTCGACGCCAAGTTCCTGCGGGATGCACATGGCCCCTGCCCGAAGTGTGGCGGGACCGATCGGTACCGCTTCGACGACAAGGGCACCGGGTCCTTCTTCTGCTCCCGCTGCGGGGCGGGTGACGGGTTCAAGTTGCTCGAGCTCGTCTTTGGGTGGCCCTTCGCCAAGGCCGCCGACGAGGTGGACAAGATCATCGGCGCTGGCGTTCCCAAGGTGGACCCCAAGCCCGAGCGAACCGAGGCTGACAAGCGGGAATACATGCGGCTGCTCTGGAAAGGATCGCGTCCCGTGGTGCAAGGTGATCCGGTGTGGCTTTACCTGGAGAGGCGATGCGGGGCCAGCCCTGCGCCCTTCCTTCAGGACATCCGCTTCCATCCAGCCCTGAAACACTCCGTCGATGGCGGCACCCACCCCGCGATGCTGGCGATGATGGGGTGGGATGGCACCAGGTTCAACGGTGTCCATCGGACCTACCTGACCCAGGACGGGCAGAAAGCCGCTGTGGACCCCGTGCGCATGACCTACGGCGACATGGGCCCGGTTCGGCTTGGCCCCGCCATGGAGCGCATGGGCATCGCTGAGGGGCTGGAGACGGCCATCTGCGCGTCCCTTCGCTTTGGGGTGCCGGTATGGTCCGCCATCTGCGCCGAAGGGCTCAAGGGGTGGGCCCCGCCCCAGGAATGCCGGTCGGTGATGGTGTTCGGGGACAACGATGCCAGCTATACGGGGCAGGAGGCGGCAATGGTGCTGGCCCGCCGTCTGGCGATGGCTGATGTCCTGGTTGAGGTTCACATCCCACCCATGGTCGGGACGGATTGGGCGGATGCCCAGATTGAGATGGTGGCGTGATGCGTAGACGCACCTCTCACCAACTGCTCACCAGTAACCCCTCTGTTAACCAGTGCACTTGCTTTAAGCCCAGCCAGGAAGCAATCAAGCGATCTCAGTTAACCAGTTCGATCCGTTTCACTCTGGCTGGGCTTGTGTCGTTAACAAGGGAGTACATAATGTCCGTGGGTAAAAAGTGCTGTCAAGTGTGTATTTTTTGCCACTCGCCCAAGTTTATGGAAACAGGAGTTTTGGGAGTGAAATTTCTACCATTGACTAATTTAGTCAGGTATCCAGAACATGAGCAAAACCCACTCACATGCAGCTATTACCATACCGAATTAGTCAAGATTGGGAGCATGTCATGAGCCATCTGGAAGACACCCTCGAATCACAGCTTGCCCTGGCTGGGCTCCCTGCCGCCACCCGCGAGTATCGCGCCATTGACGGGCGCAAGTTCCGCTGGGATTTCGCGTGGCCCGAATATGGGCTATTGGTTGAGGTGCAAGGTGGCACATGGGGCAAGGGAGCTCATTCCACAGGGGCAGGCATTAGCCGCGACACCGAGAAGCTGAACTTGGCGTCCCTGGATCGGTGGTTTGTCATGCAGTTCACCCCTGACCAAATACGGGCCGGGAAAGCCCTCCGATGGCTACAGGCGTTTTTTGAACAGGTGGCAGCATGACCCAACCCTTCCGCCACTACAAAACCCCCATGGAGAAGATCCCCGTATCTGTCCCTGATGAGATGGTCTCCATCATCGGCCAACGTGCTGAGCGTTGCGGGGAGAGCAGATCCGCCTACATCCGCCGCCTGATCGAAGCTGACCTGCGCGAGTGCGGAATGCTGGATGGTGCCGCATGAAGCGCATCCGACGAGTTGACCCCGAACACCGCCGCAGGGTCCGAGCCCTCCCATGCATCGCCTGCGAGATTGGCAACCTGGTCCAGACCTCCCCCACTGAGGGCCACCACATCCGGAGGCGAGAGGACGGACAGCCCTACGGTGCCAGCCAGAAGGCCCACGATGACGAGATGATCCCCCTCTGCTACTACCACCACTGGAACGGCGTGGGCTCCATCTACACGCATCTCCAGTTTGAAGCCGAGTTTGGGAACGAGCGGGAGCTGCTGCGCATGACCTTGGAGCGATTGAAGGGTGAGGCCGCGGCATGAAGGCCCAGAAGCGCGACAAAGTGAAGCCCACCCCCTACCGCATGGTGTCTGAGCAGGTCCGAGAGAATGCCATCGCCTTCATCCGGCAGATGCCCATCGACCCCATTCACCCCATCGAGGTTGTGATCCGCGAAGAGGTTAAGAAGCGGAAGCTCACCATGAACCAAGCGATGTGGGCAGGGCCCCTCGCCGACATCGAGCGGTACGGTTGGTATAAGGGCTGCCAATTCCCTGCGGATATCTGGCACGAGCACTTCAAGACCCTCTTCCTCCCGGACGAGAATGCCCCCGACTTCGACCCCGAAGAGGTTCTTGATGGCTACGGAAAATGGGGCGTCAATCCCTGGACAGGCGAAAGGGTTCTCCGAGGAAGCACAACCCAGCTGACCGACAAGGGAATGATCCGCTACCTCATACAGATGGAGGCCGAGGCGTCCCAGGAACACGGTGTGACCTTTACCGAGCGGAACGAATACGACAGGAGGTGCGCGTGAACACCATCAACCGACTCCGAGCAATGACCCTCGATCAGCTGGAGCGATGGCGCAGGGCCCGGCTGGGAGCATTCACGCTTCCGGAGCGCCAGGCGCTGGATCAGATCTACCGGGAACGGCAGCAGGAAGGGAAGGCGGCATGACGCAGACTGTTGATTGGATCGCCATCGAAGGCCACTACCTCGGAGGCAGCAGGTCTATCCGGGCCATCGCCGATGAGCATGGCGTCTCAGAGACGGCTATTCGGAAAAGGGCTACCAAGTTCGGGTGGACCCGGGATATCGCAGGGGCAAAACGAGAGGCGGTCAAGGCTGCGCTCGCTGGCGGTTCGCGCCCTGGTTCGCAGTTCGCATTGCGAACCAAAGATGAGGAAGCTGCCCAGGATGTGCAGGACATGGAGCAGGGGGTTCGGATCTATCGCAACGTCCTGGCAAAGATGGAGGCCCAGTCCGTGATGATCGCTGGACCCATCGATGCCAAGGTGATCGTCGAGGCCACAACCAAAGCCATCGATGGCATCCGAAAGATCCGGGGCCTAGATGATCCCGACCGTGGCACCAGTGAATCGGTCTTCGACGAACTCCAAATCACCCGCATGGCCGAGGTGATCCACATGAAGGCGGCCCGTCGTGATTGATTCCCTGGTTGCGTATGCCATCGGCCAGTGGAGCGGCTACACCCCAGCGCGGCACCATCACGCCATTGCCGAGGCTCTGGAGCGGGTGGAACGGGGCAAGTGCAAGCGGCTGATGATCTTCATGCCACCTCGGCACGGCAAGTCGATGCTCACCTCTGAATTCTTCCCCTCCTACTGGCTGGGCCACCACCCGGACAAGTTCATCATCACCTCGACCTATGCTCAGGGCTTGGCGGATGACTTCGGACGCAAGGTTCGCAACCTCTGCACGACACCCCAGCACCGGGCCTTCTTCAAGGGCTTCCAACTGCGACAGGACAGCACCAGCGCCAGCCGCTTCCACACGGGCAAGAATGGCGCTTACTTCGCTGTCGGCGCGGGCGGACCCATCACAGGGCGCGGTGCGCACTTGTTGCTGATCGATGACCCAACCAAGGGAAGGGAGGACGCCGAATCTGCAACGATGCGCCAGCGCCTCAAGGACTGGTATACCAGCGTCGCCCGGACGCGCCTTATGCCGGGCGGCGCCATCGTGGTCATCCAGACTCGCTGGCACGAAGACGACCTAGCGGGCTGGCTCCTCCGGGAGCACGCCCATGAGAACTGGGAAGTCCTAAACCTCCCAGCGCTGGCAGAGCAGAACGATCCCCTTGGCCGGGCAGAGGGGGATGCGCTGTGGCCTGATGCCTACCCCGTGGAGGAACTGGAGATCATTAAGCGGTCCATCGGATCCAGGGATTGGGCGGCGCTTTACCAGCAGCGCCCCGCACCCATCGAGGGCGGGCTGGTCAAGGTGGCCTGGTTTCGCCGCTATGACGCGGCCCCCGCCACGCCCCGCAGGATCATCCAGAGCTGGGACACAGGACTCAAGGCTGCCGAGGTCAACGACCCCAGCGTGTGCACCACATGGGCCGAGACGGAGACGGGCTTCTATCTGCTTGACGCATACAAGGCCCGCCTGGAATACCCCGACCTGAAACGGTCGATCCAGAGTCTCGCAGATAAGTGGCAGCCCACAGCGATCCTGGTGGAGGACAAGGCCAGCGGCCAGAGCGTCATCCAGGACCTGCGCCAAACGACACGGCTCAGTATCGTGCCCATCAACCCCACCAAGGACAAGGTGGTGCGTCTCTTGGCCGTGACCGCAGCAATTGAGAGTGGGCGCGTGTTCCTCCCTAACGTGGCCCCATGGCTCCCGGACTATGAGGCTGAACTGGCGTCTTTCCCGAACGGGGCGCACGACGACCAGGTGGATAGCACAAGCCAGGCACTGACGTATCTCATGCGTGGCGGCGGCGCCACCGGCCTCCTGGACTGGCTGGAGCAGGAGGTGGCGGACATGGAACGGCAGAAGGGAGGGGCAGCGTGACTGGACTCGAAGAACTCCTCGCCGAACTCTTTGCCGACAAGGGGGCCCTTGATGCCCAATCCCTCGCCAAGAAAGCCATGCGCGACTTTAGGCTGGGCCAGCGGGACGCCAGGATCTACGAGCTGCGCGGGTCGATGACACAGGCCCAACTTGCGGAGCGCTTCAGCCTCACGGAACGGCGCATCAAGCAGATCATCCGGGCGCAGACCCGCTTGAGACAGTCGCTCAAAAAAGTTGGGTAATGCCCGTTTCCCCCTCCCGGCATGAGCCTGGGGTGGGGAGGGTCTGCACATGGGTTTGACGCCGAGCGACATCGCATCCGCGACCCACTGCCCCCTGAAGGCTGTTGAGGACAACTGGCCTCACCTGCTTGCCGCCCTGGATGAGTTTGGGATCAACGCCCCCCTCGTCCAGGTCGCGGTGTGCGCCACCATCTCCGTCGAGACAGCCGGACGCTTTGCCCCCATCAACGAGTTTGGCGGCGATGCCTACTTCACAAAGCACTACGAGGGCCGGAAGGATCTCGGGAATATCTGTGCCGGGGACGGCGCCAAGTATCATGGCCGCGGGTTCATCCAGATCACCGGGCGGTCGAACTATCGTGTGGTCGGACAAGCCCTGAACGTCGACCTGGAAGGCAACCCGGACCTTGCGCTGGGCACCATCGTTTCCGCTCGGACCCTGGCTTGGTATTTCGCCAGCAGGCACGTTGCCTCCGCTGCCAGCGCTGCCGACTGGAAGCGCGTCCGCCGACTCGTCAATGGCGGGCTGAATGGGTGGCTGGAGTTCCAAGGGTGCGTCCAGGCCCTGCTGAAGGTGATGGGTTGAGCCTCTTCCGTGACTTCCGCAATCAGGTTTCCTGGGGCCGAGTGTGCGCGGCTGTGGCACTTGTTGTGGCTGTGGTCGGGCAGTTTTGGAAAGAGATGGATTCATCCCACCTCATCATCTGGCTGGGGGTGGCTCTAGGCAATTACGGTGCGTCGAAGATCACGGAGATGGTCACGACCGCCAAGAGGGTCACGGTCGAGGCCGGACCAGCCGGGGGAAACCCCAATGGATGTGTCGAAACCCCCAACAAAACTGTCACTCCGTGCGAACCGGATGACAGGAAGGTTTCGGACCCCGGCACAGATCAGGAGGGCGTATGACCCTCCGAACCGCTTTCCTTGGCATTGCGCTTGCGCTGGTGGCTGGCCTAGGTCTAGCCCATTACGTCATGAGCCGCAGCACCAGCGAGGCGGCCCAGCAGTCCACCGCGTCCACTCAGGCCCACGGGGAGGCACTAGCACATGTCGATCAGGCCAAGACCAGCGACCAGAAGGCGGAACAGCAGGCCCGCGCCATCCGGGACGCAGAATCAGAAGTTCAGCGTCTCCGTGTCGAAGTGGCGCGGATGCGCAAGATCGCTGCTCCCGCAGTGGCCCCATCGACTCCCACGGCTGAACCTGTTGCCCCTGTGGCTGACCTGGCTCCCCTGGTGGCCAAGCAGGATGAGCTGATCCAGGCCCAGGATGTCGAGATCCGGGGTCTCAAGGCTCAAGTGCTAACCCTGGCTACCTCCCGCGACCAGTGGAAGGGCGCATACGAGGCGGAGAGTAGGGCCAGGACCGCCCAGGCCATGGCGCTTGAGGCTCAGGTATCCGCTGCCAAGGCTGCGCGCTGGTCGGGACGATTTGAAGGCTTTGCTGTGGGCGCGGCCCTTGGCTATGTGGGGGGCAAGCTGTGAACTATGCCGCGATTGTTGCCGCCATCATCGCTGCCGTTGTCGCCCTCCTGGCAGGCATGGCGGGACTCATCAAATCCATGGTGCTGGGGCGTCTCGATGAGATCCAGACCACGATGAGCGGTTTGGCCCGCGAACTCCACCGGATGGATATCCGCCTGACCAAACTGGAGGCCGAGCACAACGTGCATATCTGCCGGATGCGTTCAGAGGTTACGGAATGACCGCCAAGGTCCTCACTCCTACCGTCGCCGCTGGCGTCTACCAGGCCGTGGTTGAGGCTGGTGAATGGTTCGGCCCCGGAGCCACCCTATCTCCTGTCGCTCCGCAGGCAGCAGGCCGGGCCTACGACTTCCAGACGGGCATCAACCTCCAGGCCCGCCCCAAGCTCTACGAGGGCACCACTTTCCAAGAACTGCGCAACCTCGCAGACGGATACGACCTCCTGCGCCTGGTCATCGAGACACGCAAGGACCAGATCGAGAAGCTGTGCTGGGACATCAAGAAGCGTGGCGAGAAGATCCGCAAGAAGGGGGCTGCCCTCGATCCCCGCATTGAGAAGATCCGCGACTTCCTGGCTTACCCCGACCAAGAGCACACCTTCGGCACGTGGCTCAGGATGCTGCTGGAAGACCTGCTCGTCCTGGATGCCCCTGCGCTTTATGTCCGCAAGACCCGGGGCGGTGGACTCTTCGCCCTGGAGCCCATCGACGGCTCGACCATCAAGCGGATCCTGGACCCCACAGGCCGCACCCCCCTGGAGGGGCCTGCTTACCAGCAGATCCTCAAGGGCGTTGCTGCTGTGGACTACACCCGGGAAGAGCTGATCTATATGCCCCGGAACCCCCGGACGCACCGCGCCTTTGGGTTCGGCCCGGTCGAGCAGGTCATGACGACCGTGAACATCGCTCTACGCCGCCAGCTCCACCAGCTCTCCTTCTACACTGAGGGCAACACGGGCAGCCTCGTGTTTGGTGTGCCCAAGGAGTGGACCCCTGAGCAGACCAAGCGATTCGAGGACGGATGGAACAACCTCCTCGCGGGTAACAGCGCCCAGCGCGCCAAGGCCAAGTTCATCCCCTCGGACGTGAAGCCCTACGACACTAAGGAAGCCGCCCTCAAGGACGATTATGACGAGTGGCTGGCTCGCATTGTCTGCTTCGCCTTCAGCATCTCCCCCACGTCCCTGGTCAAAGAGACCAACCGGGCCACCGCCCAGACGGTGCAGTCTGCAGCCCTGTCTGAGGGGCTGGCCCCGGTCATGAACTGGGTCAGCGCCCTCATGGATCACATCATCCGGGACGTCTTCAGCGCCCCTGACCTGGAGTTTGTCTGGAGTGACGAGATCAGCATGGATCCGCTGGTCCGGTCCCAGGTGGACGCCCAGGACGTCACCAGCGGCGTGCGCACCGTCAATGAATGTCGTGAAGATCGCGGACTGGAGCCCCTCCCCGAGCCGGAGGCGGAACCAGTGCCGCCCATGAACCCGCCCCCGGGCACGGCCCCCACAACCGAAGGCCAGGAGCCGCCCCAGGTCCCTGCGTCCACTGATGAGCCGAGCGAAGGGGCGGGCACCCCCGCCAAGAAGGCCGAGGGTTGCGCCTGTGGCCACGACCACATCGAGAAGAAGGCCAAGGCATTGAAGCCCATCAAGCGGGACCGCCCCCTCTTGAAGAAGCTGCAAGCCAAGATCGAGAAGACCACAGCCAAGTTCCTCCAGGCCCAGGTCCGCCCCCTGGCCGAGCGGCTCCATGCCGTGCTACCAGAAGACTCCGAGAAGATGGCCAAGATGAGCCGAGAGGAGGCCAAGCAGCTTCTTGAGGCCCTGGCCATTGACTGGACTGAGTTGGGTGACGACCTGGAGTCCATCCTCGCCGCCATTGCTCAGGACGGCGCCTCCCAGGCGCTGACCCAGGTGGGCAAGAGCACTGCTGACATGCTGGACCAGGTGAATGAGAAGGCTGTCGCCTGGGCCGAGCAGCACGCCGCTGAGTTGGTGACCCAGTTGGAGGAGACCACCCGCAAGAGCCTCCAGGGCGACCTCGCCACCTCGATTGAACTGGGCATGTCGGTGGATGACATCGCCAAGGTCATCGGCGACGACTACGGGTTCAGCGACTCTCGCGCCCAGCTTATCGCCACCACCGAGCGCGCCTTTGCTGATGTCGCCGGGAACAAGATGGGCTATGCCGAGTCCGGTGTCGTGGGCGGGCTCCAGTGGATCACCGCCAACGGGGGCGAGGATGACCGGATCTGTCCAGACTGCGAGATGAACGACGGTGCCACGGTCGGCATGGACGCCGATGGCAACGCTTCCGAGGCCTTCCCGAGTGGGGCCACCACCGTTCCCGCTCATCCAGGTTGCTTATGTGACCTTTTGCCAGTGATCAACGAAAACGAGGAGGAATAACCATGGCAACCATTCGAGTGCTGCCCCCTGACGCCTCGGCCATCTCCACCATTGTGAATGGCCGCACCTATTCGACCACGGGCGGAACCCCTCTGGACGTCCCCGACTTCGATGCCCTGGTCCTCAAGGCTAACGGCTGGCACATCTCGGACGGGTCCGGGGTGGGCACTACCACCACTCGGCCCACCATGGGCCTGACCAAGGGAATGAGGTTCACCGATACCACGCTGGGCTATTCCATCACATGGGACGGCAAGGCTTGGCGTAACCCCGTGACTGGAGCGACCGTATGAAGACCAAGCGCAAGGCTAACTTTTTCGTCCCTTTCGAGAAGGTGGAGAAGCAGGAGGACGGAACCCTCCTCGTGTCTGGCATCGCCTCATCTGAGGCTGTGGACAGCGATGGCGAGACCATCACCGCCGACGCCATGAAGGCTGCCCTGCCGGACTACATGAAGTTCGCCAACATCCGGGAGATGCACCAACCCATCGCCGCTGGCACCGCACTCAAGTGCGAGGTGGACAGCGAAGGGGTCACCCACATCGAAACCAAGATCGTGGACCCCACCACCATCCTCAAGATCGAGGAAGAGGTGCTAAAGGGCTTCTCTGTGGGTGGGGCCATTACTAGCCGGGACCCCCTCAACAAGACCATCATCACCGGCATTCGCCTCAGTGAGATCTCCGTGGTGGACCGCCCCGCAAATCCCCTGGCCGTGTTCAAGCTGGCCAAGCTGGAGGGTGGTGATACGGTGACCCTGGGTGAACTCCGCAAAAGCATGTGGACGGTCCAGGACTTCGCGGGCGTGCTGTCCTCCATCGGGTGGATGGCCCAGGAAACCGCCCGGGAGGCCGAGTATGAGGGCGACAACAGCCCCATCCCTGCCGCCCTCCGCGACTGGCTGGCCCAGGGTGCCGAGATCTTTCAGGAGATGGCCGCCGAGGAGATCCAGGAACTGCTGGCCACGCTGCCCCAGCCCGCCACGGTGGAACCCCTTGCGATGGCGGACCAGGGCGGCGACCTCGCCAAAGCCAAGAAGCTCACCGCCTCCGACAAGGCTGCCCTCAACGGCGCCCACAAGGAAGCCTCCGACCTGCACAAGTCCCTCGGCGGGTGCCTCGACAAGCTGGCCAAGCTCTGGGCCGATGATGAAGAGGAGGATCCCGAAGACGAGGGCGACGGCAAGAACCCGCCCGAGGACGACAAGAAGGACGAGCCCGAGAAGGCCGCTGCGACCGAGGATCTACAGAAGATGGCAGGCCTGACGTCCGACCTCGCCAAGGCCCAGGCCACCATCGCCGACCTCCAGAAGCAGCTCGACGCCAAGCCTGAACCTCCCAAGGGCGTCATCAACGCCAACGTGGCCATCAGCAAGGCCCAGGACATTGCCACCCCCAACGCCAATGACGCCGAGCTTATGAAGCAGGCCGAGGCCATCTCCAAATTCCCCCCCGAGGAGCAGGCCCGCCTCCTCATCAAGGCCATGCATACCGCTGGCCCTGTTGCCGCCACCCGATAACCGACGCCTCGCCTTTGCCGGATAAATACCGGCCCCTGGCGTCCTCCCCTTGCCGCAAAACAGCGGCCCATCCGGAGGAACACATGAACACTGCCCAGATCCTCGAGGCCCTCAAGAAGGCCCAGGCCGAACCCATCACCGACGCCCTTGCTAAGGGCTTCACCCAGAACGGCACCGCAACCCAGGGGCTCCAGTCCTACGACCTCGAAGACCCCGCCAAGCTCCTCATCCCCGTCCTCACTCCCCTGCGCAACCTCATCCCCCGGCGCTTGGGTGGTTTCGGTTCCCAGGCCAACTGGAAGGCCATCACGGGCATCAACACCACCAACCAGCGGGCGGGCGTGTCCGAGGGAAACCGGGGCGCCGCCATCTCCCAGAGCACGGCTGAATACCTGGCCGCCTATCGAGGCTACGGCCTGGAGAACTTCGTCACCTTCGAGGCGGATCTGGCTGCCCAGGGATTCATGGACCTGAAGGCCCTGGCCGTCCAGCAGCTTCTTCAAGCCCTGATGATCCAGGAAGAGCGCCTGGACCTGGGCGGCAACACCTCCCTGGCCCTGGGCACCACCCCCACCCCCACCCTTGTGGCTGGGACCGCTGGCAGCATGGCGACCCAGGCCGCCGCCTCTGTGATCTGCGTGGCTCTTGGCCCCCAGGCCTATCTGGATGTCGCCGGGCACAACAACGGTGTCACCGGGCAGGTCTTTGACTCCACGACCGCCGTGGTCCCCGGCCAGCTTACCAAGACCAACACGGACGCCAGCACGGACACCTTCGGGGGCGGCTCTGCTCAGAAGAGCGCCAGCGCCACGGTCTCTGTCACTGGTGCGACGGGCTCCATCGCCGCCACCGTCGCCGCCGTCAAGGGCGCCTGGGGTTACGCTTGGTTCGTCGGGGCCACGGCTGGCACCGAGCGCCTTGCGGCCATCACCTCGATCAACTCTGTGGTGCTCACCAGCTACCCCGCCTCGGGCCAGTTGGCTTCCACCCTGACCGCTGTGGACAGCTCCACCAGCACCCTCGACTATGACGGCATCTACACTCAGGCCGCCAAGTCTGCGGGCTACTGGGCCACCATGGCGACGGGGACCGCTGGCACCGGCACCGCGCTGACCAGTGATGGTGCGGGCGGCATCAGCGAGATCGAGGCGGCCTTCATCGCCTTCTACAACAAGTACCGCATGAGCCCCACCCGGATCTTCGTCAGCTCCCAGGAGTGCGTGAACATCACCAAGAAGATCATCGGCAACGGCGGGGCTCCCCTGATCCGCTTCGCGATGGACGCCAAGAACATCGCGGACGGCCAGATCAGCGCGGGCGTCGTCATCGGCTCCTACCTGAACAAGGTGATGAACTGCCAGGTGCCCATCCAGGTGCATCCCAACCTCGCTCCCGGCACGATCCTCTTCTACACCGACTCTCTGCCCTACCCCATGAACGGTGTGGCCGACGTCGTGCGGAAGAAGCTGCGCCGGGACTACTACCAGCTCGAATGGCCCCTGAAGAGCCGCAAGTACGAATATGGCGTTTACGCCGATGGCGTACTGCAGCACTACGCCCCCTTCAGCCTCGGTGTGATCACCAACATAACAAATGGGTAATCCACCCCTCGCCTGGGGGCTCTCTGGAGCCCCTGGGCCTTCTTCTGGAGTTGGCATGGCCAAGCTCTATACCAAAGACGGACACACCGCCATCTCCTGGCAGGGCCAGCAGTTCGAGGCCGACGCCAATGGTGTCTTTGAGGTGCCTGATGACGCCGCTCCCGAGCTGGCTGCCTTCGGTCTCATCCCTGGCGAGCCCGAGACTGTCACCGTACCCGTGAGTCAGTGGAAGAACGACGTCCTGTTGGCCAAGGCTGCCGAACTGGGCCTGGAGCTCGCCGCCGACATCAAGCGACCCGACCTCATCAAGGCCGTCTCTGAAGCCCTCAAGGCGGCGGAGTAACCCATGGCAGCCGACGCCCGTGACCTCGCCACTGTTGCCAACCTGGCCGCATGGCTAGGCCTGTCATCCCCCTCTCAGGATGTGCAGGATCAGCTCCAGCGCCTGGTGACGGGCGTATCAGTCTGGATCCAGACATGGCTATCTCGTGCCATCGCTTCGGCACCCTACACGGAGACCCGGAACGGGCACGGGGGCACCCGCCTGATTCTGGGGGACTACCCCGTCACAGCGGTGGCATCAGTCGTGGTCGATGGCCAGACCATCCCCCAAGCTGCTGGCCCCAACCTACCAGGTTGGAAGCTGGCCAACGACCAGATCATTCTGTGGGGCTATCGCTTCTCCAGCGGCGACGCCAACGTGGCCATCAGCTACACGGCAGGCTTCGCTACGGTGCCCCCAGACATTGCCCAGGCCTGCATTGATCTCTGCGCCCTGCGCTGGAAAGAGCGGGACCGCATCGGGCATGTATCCAAGAGCATCGGCGGGGAGACGGTGACCTACATGGTCAAGGATATGCCCGACAACGTGCGGGTGGTTCTGAACCAATACAAGAAGGTGGTGTGCCCATGATCATCGCCCAGGTCATCGGCGCGGATAAGGTCGTTGCCCACCTCTTGACAGCCTCCCCCAGGGTTATGAGCGGCGTCCAGGGCGAGGTTTCCCGCCTCGTGCTGGCCCTGCTCCGCAAGGTCAAGGAAGAGAAGCTGTCGGGCCAAGTGCTCAAGAACCAGACAGGCACCCTTCGGCGCTCGATCAATCAGAAGGTGGTCGCCGGGAACGGCACCATCACTGGCTCCGTGGGGACAAATCTCAGCTATGCCCGAGCCCACGAGTTCGGCTGCAAGGACACCGTCACCGTGCCGGAACACCTCCGCATGATGAAGGTCGCCTGGGGCAAGGCCGTCAAGGCCCCCCGCCAGATCCTCGTCAGCGCCCACCCCATGAAGATGAACCTCAAGGAGCGGTCCTTCCTGCGCTCGGCGATCAATGAAATGAATGCTGACATCCGGGCAGGTATCGCCGCTGCCGTAAGGAAGGCCATATGAGCCGGGATGCGGCCCTTGCCGCCCTCTTCATCAAGCTCCAGGCCATCCCCGGCCTGGTCACGGTATCCCGCCGCCTGCGGATGTGGAGCGATGTGGACCCGTCCGAGCAGCCGGCGCTTTTCCTGGCCGGGGGGAATCACACCCCGACTCAGGACCCCTCCGGGATCCCCGCCTACTGGCGACAGACCGCGACCCTCTACCTCTATGTCCACACCAGCGACCCCGCCACGGCCCCCGCGACCGTCCTGAATGGACTCCTGGACGCCATCGAGAACGCCATCCTACCCGTCTACGAGGAGAAGCAGACCCTCGGTGGGACCTGTGAGCACTGCTGGATCTCGGGGCAGATCGAAACCGACGAAGGCGTCCTGGGAGACCAGAGCGTCGCCATCATCCCGCTCGAAATCCTCACCGCATAGGAGCGCATCCATGGACCAAGAAACCACCCCCACCGAAACAGCCGCGCCCCCCGCATGGGAAGCCGAGCTTGAAACCTGGTTCAACGACCAGCGGGTCAACTTCGCAGGCGTTGAAACCGAACTCTTCAACCGTCTTTTCATCGCCAAGGAGGCCCTGAAGCAACGGCTTCAGGCAGTCCTCTAGGCCTTCCTTCCCACCCTCCTTTGTCACCCAACAGCGACCCCTGGAGAACATATGGCAGCCATCGGACCTCAGTATAATTTTGGCGTGGGTCAGCTCATCCTGATCGACAACAGCGCCGCCACCCCCACCCCCGTCAACGTGGGAACCCTCAAGGAGGTTTCCCTCGACATCAGCCGCGATGTGAAAGAGCTCTACGGAGCGAACATGGCTGCTGAGGACATCGCCCTCGGCAAGATGAAGATCAGCGGCAAGGCCAAGACTGGCCGGATCCAGTCCGCCCTCATCGCCGCTCTCCTGGCCGGGTCCACTGTAGCCACCGGACAGACCGCCGCCGCAAACAACGAAGTCGCCACGATCCCTGCCACGCCTTTCACTGTCACCGTGGTCAATGCAACCACCTGGGTCCAGGATGGCGGCGTCTATGACTACACAGCTGGGATTTGGCTCAAGCGCGTGGCCTCCGCTCCTGCCACGGGTCAGTATTCTGTGTCCGCTGGCGCATACCTCTTTGCCGCCGCCGACACCGGGCACCAGGTGGGCATCTACTACAGCTACACCATGACTACGGGCGTCAAGACCGCCCTCACCAACCAACTCATGGGCTCCGCCATTTCCTTCCAGCTCCTGGTGTTCAACACCTACAAGGGCAAGGCGACCGGCTACAAGCTCTTCAGTGTCACCTTCCCCAAGCTGGGCTTCGGAGACAAGGCGGAGGATCACCGCGAGATTGACCTGGACTTCCAGGCCAGCGCGGACGCCTCCGGCAACCTCATCGAACTCTACTCGGCGGTGTAACCATGGCGACCCTGAAGATCTCGGGCAAGACCTACACCCTGCCAGCCCTGAACACCGGCCAGATCCGGCGCCATGCGGTGCCCCTCCTGGAGCGGATCTACGGCATGGATGCAGGTGGCGGTCTTGCTGGTGTCGGAGACGTCATCGGCGCCCATGTGGACCTGCTCCACATGGCCTTGAAGAACCAATACCCCCACCTGGATCTGGAGGAGGTTGAAACCCTAACCTTCCCCGAGCTGCAGGCGGCGGTGCTGGATCTCCTAATGGTCTCCGGCTTGAGGGGGCCAGCGGAGGGGGAAGTGACGCCCCAGAAGGTGGCCAAAAAGAGCCGCTGAACTGGGGCGAACTCTACGGAATGGTTGCGACCGGCACGGGGTGGAGCGTCCAGGCGATTGACGCTACCCCCTGGCCGGACCTCCAAGACCTCCTGTGCTACTGGGGCCATCACCCGCCCGTCCATGTGTTGTTGAGGAACTTCCTCCGGTCTGAAGACCGCAGCACCGGCCATATCCCCACAGAAGACGAACTCGCCGCAGGTATCGCAGACCTCACTTAGGACACGACATGGCCAACAATCCCGAGCCCATCGAAGTCTCGATCGTCGCCAGAATCCAGGGCCTCCTGGATGGGCTGAACACCGGCACCAGTGCCGTAAAGAACGCCACAGGCGAGATGCAGGGAGCCTTCGGCAAACTGGAATCTGTCATCGGCAACATCAAGGCACCCTTCCTCGCTCTTTCTGCAGCTCTGGGAGGCGGGGCCATCTTCAAGTCCTGTGTGGACGAGACGCTGAAGTGGAACGGAGAGGCTATGAAGCTCTCCAGGACCCTGGGCATCACGACCCAGGAGGCGTCCGTCCTGAACCTCGCTCTGGGAGACATCTACACCGACTCTCAGACATACATCGGTGCGGTGCAGATGATGACCCGCCAGCTGAACAGCGGCGGGGCAGGCTTCAAGAAGCTCGGTATCGAGACCAAGGACAGTAGCGGCCACCTCAAGTCATCCAGTGAGTTGATGACGGAGACCCTGACCAAGCTCAACGAGATGAAGGCTGGCACAGATCGCAACGCCGCAGGCATGGCCATCTTCGGGCGGTCCTGGGGTGAGGCCACAAAACTGCTCAAGCTCAATGCCGAGGTCATGGCAGAAGCCCGCCAGAAGGCCGAGCGACTCCATCTCATCGTGGGGCCCGAGGGCGTGGCCATGACGAAAGCCTACAAGGCCGCGATGAACGACGTCGAGGACTGCTTCCAGAGCCTCAAGGTTCAGGTGGGGAACATGGTCCTCCCCATCCTGGTCAAGCTTGGGACATGGATGGGGGAGAACGGGCCCGGTCTGTGTGACGCCTTTGGTGTGGGGCTCAAGAGCCTGATCACTGTCTTCTATGCCATCAAGGCTGTTATTGAGACGGTGACGATCATCATCACCGGGTTCTTCCAGAACATCTATTCCGGTGTGGCAGCCTTCGCCAGCGTCATCAACCGGGTCGTCCACGGCGACTTCAAGGGCGCATGGCAGGAGGCCCAGAACGGGGGCAAGGAGATCCAGGCATCGCACGAGGCTGCTGCCGAGGGCGTCAAGCAGGCTTGGCAGAACATGGCCCAGAGCACCAAGGACCTTTGGCACCCCAAGACCCAAGCACCCAGCAAGGTCGAGCAGACGGGCGCGACCTTCAACCCCGGGGACGGCAGCAAAAAAACCCAGATGCAGAAGTGGGAAGAGGAACTGTCCCAGGCCAAGGCTGTCATCGAGGAGAACAGCAACTATCTGTCCACCATGGGGCAGGAAAGCGAGATGAAGTTTTGGCAGGGCAAGCTCTCCGTGGCCAAGGCCGGGAGTGACGACGCTATCGCCATCATCCACAAGCTCTCCACACTGGCCCAGGCCATTGAGAAGGAGCGCACTGCCGCCGCCGAGAAGGCCGAAAAGGAGCGCCAAGCCCTCACCAAGGAGACGACCAAGGGCCAGATCGCCGAGGCGCAGCGGCAGCTTGAGGCCGAGAAGGAGACCCTGGCTCACCGCGTAGCCATGGGGCAGATCACCGCCGCCGAGCGCGTCTCCCTGGAGAAGTCCTTCGTGGATCGGGCTGTCGTCTTGGAGCTCCGGGCGGTCGAGGACGAAATGAAGGGGCTCCAAAAGGGCACCGCCGAATACCAGCGGGCCGAGAACCAGAAGACTGCCCTGGCAGCGAAGGGCGCCGCCCAGCGGATCGCCCTGAACAACCAAGAGAAGGAAAAAGAACTTGCAGCCTATCGCGCTGTGGTCAACGGTATGACCTCGAACTGGGAGAAGGGCATCAGCGCCATGCTGCGCGGCACCCTGAGCTTCCAGAAGGGCATCCAGAAGGCGTTCCAGGGCATCGGGCAATACATCGAGCAGACCTGCATCAAGGCAGGCCTGGATTGGGCAAGGGGTGAAGCCACCAAGACCCTCGCAACCCTGATGGGCAACAAGACCCGCGTCACCGACGATGAAACCAGCGCCCTCAAGTCCCTGGCTCTCTACGCTGCCAGCGCCATCAAGCAGATCGCCATCAGCGCATACAAGGCCGCCGCAGGCGCATATTCCGCGCTTGTGTCCATCCCCTACGTCGGGCCGTTCATCGCCCCCGCCGCTGCGGGCTTGGCCTTGGCTGCCGTGATCGGCTTCGGGTCTCGCATCGCATCTGCCTCGGGCGGTTGGGATCGGGTGCCTTCAGACCAGGTGGCCCAGATCCACAAGGATGAGATGGTGCTCCCCGCGCATCTGGCCCAGGGCGTGCGCGACATGACCACTAACGGCGGGAGCGGAGGCGCCAGTGGCGGAGGTCTGACCCTCAACGTCTCCGCCATGGATGCCAAGTCCTTCCATAACTATCTCCGAAGCAACCAGACCGCCCTCGCCAAGGTGATGGGCGAGATGAGCAGGAACGGGAGGAAAGCATGAGTTCTCAGGTCTTCCCCTCCCTCCCCGGCCTAGACATCGCCGTGAAGCGCACCCAGAGCCATGCCACCCTCGTCCAGACCGCCGCCTCCGGGAAGGAGCAGCGGGCGTCGTTCCGTAGCGGGCGCCCTCGGTATTCCTACTCCCTGACATTCAACTTCCTCCGGCAGTCCGGCTTCTCCCGCAATACCGTCTACGACGAGTTGGCAAAGCTCTCTCAGTTCATGGCCGACATGAAGGGGCGCTTTGACTCGTTCCTCTTCACGGATCCAGTTGCCTCCACGGTGACTGGGAAGGCCTTCGGAACCGGCGACGGGACCACGGTCGCCTTCCAACTGGTGGACCCCTTGGGCGCCCCCATCTATGACCTGAACGGGATAGCTTCGATCTACGTGGCCGGGGCGCTGAAGACCCTGACCACGGATTACACCATCAGCTCCACCGGGCTGGTGACCTTCGTATCCGCTCCGGCATCGGCTGCTGCCATCGCTTGGTCCGGGGCCTTCTACCGCCGCTGCCGGTTTGACGCGGATGAGCTGGAATTAGAGCGCCTGGTGAAACTCGCATGGTCGGGTGAGGACATCAAGATTGCGAGCGTGGTCCTATGAAACCAGCCAGCACCAACCTAACCAACCTCTTGGCTACGGGTTCGTTCTTTATGGCGGACCTCTATACGCTCACCCTCCAGGGCGGCACCGTCTACACCTGGACCAGCGCGGATACCGACATCACCTGCAGCGGAACCACCTGGACGGCTGCGCCCGACAACGGAACCCAACCCCTCCCCAAGAGGGGCACCTGTCGGCAGGCCAAGGGGCTGGAGGTATCCACTCTGGATGTGACGCTCAACTGTGGCCAATCGGCGCTCATTGGTTCCGCAAAGATTCCCCTCTTCGCAGCCAATGGTGGGTTCGATGGTGCCCGGCTGCTCATCCAGAGGGCGTTCATGGCCACCTGGGGGGACGCCTCAGCTGGGCTTATGACCCTCTTTGAGGGGCTCGTGGCGGGAGTGGATCCCGGAGCGACCCAGGTAGTGCTCCACCTCAAGGCGGATACCGAGAGGTTGGAATCCATGAACATGCCCCGCACTCTCTTTTCCACGGTCTGCAACAACATGTTTGGCGACTCCGGGTGCGGTCTGAGCCTGGCGAGCCTGGCGGTTACGTGCTCCTGCATTAGCGCGGACACTATGGCCACCCTCAATGGGGCGTCAGGGAAGGCGGACAACTACTACGCTAACGGTTACGTGATCTTCACCAGTGGCGCCAATGCGGGGGCCTGCCGATCCATCTCGAGCTACGTCGGTGGCGTCATCACCCTGGCACTGGCCCTTCCCAGTGCTCCAGCTGTGGGGGACACCTACAAGGCCCTCCCCGGCTGCTCCCGGACCCGCTCCGGCTGCTCCGGGTGGAGCAACCTTGCCAACTTTAGGGGTTACCCCTTTGTCCCTGTCGCTGAAACGGCCTACTAGGAGCGCATCATGAACGAGACTGATGAACGTGCTGCGGTAGTCCGAGAGGCCCTCTCCTGGGTCGGCACGCCCTACCACCACCAGGCTCGAGTGAAGAGGGCTGGCGTGGATTGTGGGCAAATACTGGCGGCAGTCTATGAGGCCGCTGGGCTCATCCCCCATGTCGATCCAGGCGATTACCCGAGCGACTGGCATCTCCACCGAGAGGGGGAGCGTTATCTGGAAGTGGTACAGATGCACGCCCGTGAGATCGACGGTCCGCCGTCCCCGGGGGACATCGCCGTGTGGCGCTTCGGGTGCACCTTCAGCCACGGGGCCATCGTTATCGACTGGCCGGAGATCGTTCACAGCTACGTGAATGTGGGCGTCACGAAGGACAACGCGCTGGAGAACTCGGCCCTGTCCTCTCGTCCAGTCAGGTTTTTCAGCCCATGGGGTGATAAATGAGCGGTATTTTCGGGAAATCGACCCACACCTACTCTGACCGGCTGGTGGGCCTTAGTTTCTCTTCCTCCACGTATGGGCAGCCGCTCCCCCTCGCCTACGGCACTCCGCGAATCAATGGGAACCTGATCGACTACGACGATTTTTCGACCCATGCGAACACCACCAGCGCCAGTGGCAAGGGAGGCGGATCCACCAGCACCAACTACACCTATTCGGCCTCAATGGTCTTTGCCCTCTGCGAGGGGGGGGCCGGTGGGATCGCCCAGGTTGGGCGGGTATGGCGTGACAAGGAGATCGAAACTCTCGCGTATTACGGATTCACCCTCAAAAACGGGGCCTGGGGGCAGTCGGCTTATTCCTACTGGTCCTCGAACCATGCGGCCAAGGCACTCCCTTACTCGGGGACGGCCTACGCTGCCATCGCCAATTTCGCACTGGGAGACACCAATAGCACCGGCACATGGGGTTTCGAGACCATGGCCCTGCTGGCCACCGAGACGGACACCAATCAGCAGATCAGCCTGGGGACCGGCAACGGGACGAACCCGACCTTCGAGCTATTGGATGCCAACGGGATGTCCATCACGGACCTCAGCGGCTATCCCTCCAGGCTGTTCTATGTTCAGGGCGTGGCCACCACCGCCTATACCCTGGGGACCGTGAACGGGAACTACTACGTCACCTTCACGACTGCTCCGACCAACGGGGCCAGCGTCACTTGGGCTGGGACCTCGGTCCTGGCGAAGGACGCGAGGCCGGAATCAGTGGTCTCTGACTTCCTGACGAATGCCTATTATGGTGCCGGGTGGGCCTCGGCGCGGATCGCGGATCTCTCCGCCGGGGCGTCAAGCTACGGCGTCTACTGCCAGGCGATGGGGTTCGCCATCTCCCCAGTGTTTAAGGAGAGCAAGGCGGCAAAAGATCACCTTCAGGATATTTTGGATGCGACGAACGCCGAGGCCCTGATGAGCCCCGATAACACCGGGAGGATGGTCCTCAAGGTTGTCCCGCTGGGAGATCAGAGCATCTCCGCCAATGGGACCACCTATACGCCGACCATTGCCGTCCGGGCGGCGTTGACCTATGACGACTTTCTGGGGGTCCTGGACGCATCGGGGGTCCCGACCGGGGACGATGCCATCACGATTGAGCGGGTCAGCCCGGCAGATGTGAAGAACATTGTGCCCGTGAACTTCTCTGACCGCATGGACGCCTACAACACCGGCAACGCCCAGGAGCCGGAGCAGACGGATGTGGCCCAGAACGGAGAGAAGAAGGACTCGGCGAAGGATATGCCGATGATTGTGCGACGAGCCCATGCGAAGACCATCAGCAAGATCCTGGCCCAGCGGAACTGCTGGGTTCGGAACACGTATACCTTCAAGGTCGGGTGGAAGTGGATTCTGTTGGAACCCCTCGATTTCGTGACACTCACGGATCCCATCCTTGGCCTGAATGCCCAGCTTGTCCGGATCGACTCCGTGGAGATGCCCGAGGAGTCTGGCGAGGAGGATGGCCTCACCATTGTGGCCAGCGACTGGCCCTACGGAACGGGCCACGCCACAGTCTACGGCGCCACCGAGGGCGGAGGCAGCGGAACCACGGTGAACGGCCAAGCGGACCCTGGTAATACAACTGCCGTGGTATTCGACTCTCCGGCGAGCTACAGCGCCAGCGGAGGGCCTGAACTGCTAGTGGCCGCCACCGGCGGGAGCAAGTGGGGAGGCTGCAACGTCTGGGCCTCCTTGGACGGCGCCACCTATTCCCAGGTCGGGACGATAGGCGACAAGGGGCGGTTTGGCACCCTGACTGCAGCCCTCGCTGTGGGCGGGAACGCCTCGGTGGACCTCTCTGCGTCCACCGGCACCCTCACCAGTGTCACTGCTGCGGTGGCTGCCAGTGGACAAACCTTGTGCTGGTGTGACGGGGAGTTGATGGGCTATTCCACGGCCACCCTGACCTCTGGCTATGCCTACACGCTGGCCCTCCCGCTCCGTGGGGCCATCGATACCGTTGCAGCCTCTCACGCCAGCGGGAAGTCTTTTGTGCGCCTGGATGGGGGCATCTTCCGGTATGCAGTGCCGTCCTCCCAGCTTGGAACGGCCATCTATATCAAGCTCCAGAGCTTCAACACTCTCGGCGGCGGAGTTCAGGATCTCAGCACCCTCTCGCCCGTGACCTACACCCCCACGAGCCAGGGCACCTACGCCAATTCGAGCGGTTCCACTAGCTCCAGTTCCGCAGCTCGAAGTGCCTCCTCGGATTGGCTGACCCGCGACAAAAAGCCCACCCTGGTGAATAGCTACAACACGGAGAGCGCGAGCTACATGGCTCTCTCCGCCCAGGCCCAGGGGCTTGCCATTGGATATACGGCCTACCAGAACGCCTGGACTGCTGTGATGGGGTTCCTGACGGCCCTGACCCCCGCTTGGAGCGACACCACCCAGGACACCTACCTGGGCTCCGGAGGGGGCGACACCCTCACGAGCCTCTGGTCGACCCTGACGGCTGCCGAAGCGGCTCTTGTGACCACCATCACCCAGACCATTGCCAGCAACGCGGCATCTGCAGCAGCGATTGCGGCCCAGAATGCCGCTATCTCGGCAGCAGCCACCACAGCTATGCAGAAGGCGGACTACACCACGGACGGGGTGCATATCAACGGCACCACCCTGGCCGGGGCAAGCATCACCGCCGCCGCGATGGCCAACAGCAACAGCACGAACCTGATCCCAAACCCGAACAGCGAAGCAACTGCACCGACCGGGGGATGGCCCAGCGGTGCCTTGGAGGCCGTGGGGCTCAGTAGCAGCAGCGCATACGCCGGAACCAAGAGCCGGATGGTACAGACAACTACCGGGACTCAAACATGGTTAGCGATCACGGCCTATATAGCCTGCAACCCAGGTGAGCAGTTCTTCGTCCAGGCCTATACCGCTCCTAACACGGCCACGACAACCGCGACTATCGATGTGGTGGCATATAGTGCAACCAAGGCATGGGTCGGCGACGTATGTAACGCATCAAAAAGCACCACGGGGTGGGGTGCGATCAGCGCATCTGGGACGGTGCCTTCCGGGGTATCCTTCGTGCTCGTGCTGATAGGCGTGTCTGGAGCCGCTGGGGATCTGGCGTTCTTCGATAACCTATATCTCGGCAAAGTCATCGTCGCCGGGATGCTGGCGGCGAATAGCGTTGTGGCCGGGAACGTGGCCGCGAAGGCGATCAGTGTCGAGAGCCTCACCGTCGCCAATTTCGACAACCTCGTCCCAAATCCCAACTGCTCAATCACCAACCCGACAGCGGGGAGCCTGGAGTCCGTGGGGCTTTCCTATGATGGCGGGTCGTGGACGGGAACTAATGGCTACTGCCGGCGCCTCACCTGGGCGGCGGGCGTGGATACTGGGTACGCGTTCTATGTTGCCGAGGTGTCCGTCAACCCTGGTGATGAATACTATTTCGAGTTCAAGGGGCTCAGGAATGTAAACCCTAGCGACGGGATGGTCTACGGCGGGCTTGTCTTCCTGAGCGACACAGCCAGTGATATCGCCCCGCCGAGTGGCGCCGGCACGGGAGCAATCAGCGGGATCTCAACCTACTCTGGGTGGGCCGTGGCCCCGACAGGTGCCACTAAAATGCGCCTCATCCTGCGGCACTACGGCGGGACCCTCGCCGGGGATGCCCTGTTCAACTTCTTTTACCTCCGCCGACGGGCTAACGCATCGGTCATTGTGGACGGCAGCATCACTGCGGCCAAACTAGCCGCGACGCTCATAACCACCTCTGACATCCGATCTACGAACTTTTCTTCTGGGGCTTCAGGGACCGCGCCATCCGGGTTCCGCATCTCTGGCTACACCTTCACGACGACCTATAAGGATGGGTCCACTGGCACATCTAATATGGAGATAGGTGGGGACGTCAATATTGGAGGTTACAAGGCCTTGACCGTGGTTGACCTAGCCGTGAATCGTTCCATGGTTATCTCCACAGCTGGGACTTATGATTTCGTGATTCCTGCTGGGGTCTTCCTACTCGATATTCAGATGCAGGGATCCGGAAACGGTGGTTACGGCTACGATGCCTCGACGTCCTCTTACGGGAGCATCGGTGGATATGCTGGTGGCTATGTCAGGCACCAACTTCCTGTGACCCCTGGAAACACGGTCAGGTTCGTCCTCGGTTCTCCTGGGGAAGGAGGCCCAACTGGATCTGGAAGCACTGCTGTGTCTGTCGGAACGAGGGCCACGGAGACGAACTTCCAGTATCCAGTGGGGACCAAGATCTTCAAGGTAGGAGACACCCCTGTTGGCGACTATCAGAACGACATGATTTCCTTCATCCCTGGCGGGGTCAGTATCGGGACTCGGAGTTCTTCCACTGTCGGTAGTAACGCTGTGGCATCTACGCCAGTATCCACCTCTGGAGGCGTAGTCCTACTTGGTGGCTGGGGAGGCCCTCGTGGCTACAAGGGTGCAGCCTCTGCAGATGGCTGTTGGCAGGGTGGAGATGCCCCCAACACGTCGTCCACTTGCGGAGGCGGAGGAGGCTCATCTGCGATGGGTCGCGGAGGAACGCAGGGCAATGCTGCATCTGCTGCCACAGCTGGTTTCGGACCAGGAGCTGGCGGGGGTGGTGCCAGCACGACCTACAAGACGGGCGGAGCAGGCGTCATTGGTCGTTTCATTATTAAGTGGTGAGTAGCAATTTGAAAATCACATATCAGGCATAAAACATAATATAAGGACTAAAAATGTCTACTACTGAAGATCTCAGCCTATCTATCGCCCAGCTATCCGGGCAGATCTATGCACTCACCGCCGCGAAGACCAAGGTGGACTCCATCTCGTCAGAGATCGCCGCCATGCAGGTATCTGCAAACTCGTCTTTGGCGACAGCTACCGCTGAACTGAAGGGGATGGCCAGCTACCGCAAGACCTCATCCGTGGATGACGCTGCTACCGAGGAGCGCACGGCTGGGCAGACTGCCGTGGTGCTAGCCGTGAAGGCTGATGCCTCGATGAGTGAGGACGCTGCGATTGAGGCGTGGAGAGTGGGAGCCATGGGTGCGAGACCTGTGGGCCGTAAATGGCTCCTATGTGATCCAGCCAGCCTGCTCAAGGAATACGAGGCCATCATGGTCGCAGCCGGGGTATTTGCGACAGCCGACTGGGAGACATTCCGGGCATGGATCGTGGCGACGCCCATTGCCGACATGGGGCTGTGAGGTGGGACCCGTCCGACTCTGCGCGCCCTCCCCGCCGGGGGGGCGCGGAAGGCGGGGCGAACAAGCTGCACTAGTCGTAGTGCGGGCTCGCAAAGAAAAAAGTACCCGGTTTTTGCCCGGAAATACCCCAAAAAACGGGCAAAAAGTGGCAATTCCCCGGGCACAAGAAAGCCCCCAATCGGGGGCTAAGTGCTTGATATTACTGGAGCCAACTACAGGAATCGAACCTGCGACCTGCTGATTACGAATCGGGCGATTGGGTGCGCTGAAACCTAATGGTAGCGCGTGTTTCGGCGGGGTGTCTAGTCATGGTACCCGGTTTTCTCTCGAAAACCTCATCCGGCTCCCCACAATTCCGACTGGTGTTTGGCCTGCTCTTCGAGGCTCGTCTCCTGGTAGATCAGGGTCGTCCTCGGGTCGGCATGGCCCATCATAGCTTGGGTGTCCTTGAGGGAGGTCCCCTTCCGGAGATGCAGGGTCGCGAAGGTCGCCCGCATGCGGTGGATGCCGATGACTGGGACCTTGAGTGCCTCCGCCCCCCTGGCCAGGGCTTGCCTCAACCAGCCTTGCACATGGGGCTTGCCGTCCTCCCCGGGGAACACCAGCCCAATGGCGGGGCGAGGGACCGGCCCGGGGCCTTCGCCAAAGACCATCCACCCGAGCGCGGTGAGGACCCGGCGCGGGATGCTGACTCTCCGGATCTTCCCGCCCTTGCCGTGGATGACCGCCACATCCTCTTGGAGGTGGGCCCACTGGAGCCCCAGGATCTCCTTTTCTCTCATGCCCAACATCATCGCGCAGCACAGGGCCGCAGGGATCTGGAGGTTCTCCCGGGTGCAGGCCTCCAGGAACTCGTCGATCTTATCCAGGGGCACCACCGGGCGTTCCCGCTGGGGGGGCTTCTCTTGCCTGAGCTTACAGGGCAGCTCCCGCATGTAGCCTTCCCCGATGGCCCACCGGAGCCAGAGCTTGAGATACCGCAGCACTTGGTTGAGGCTGGCCCTGGAGTGGCTCTGGAGGTAATCCCCCGCCCACCCGTCGATGGTTCCCTGGGTGAGGCGGTCGATGGCGATCTTGTGGAGGGGCTCCACGGACGCCAGGCACTGCTTAGCGGCTCTCAGGTGGGATGGGCTGACAGTCTTGCCCTTGGTCGAGATCCATGCGTGAGCGATGCCCTTGAGGCTCGGGGCCTTCCGGATCTTGTGATGACCCAGAATGGTCTCCGTGTAGACCTGCTCTGCGATCTGCTTCGCGGTCTCCTTGTCCGTGGCCTTGCTGGAGCGGAAGATCTCCATCCCGCCAGCCTCGAAGCGGTAGTACCAGAACTTCCCCTTCTTGATGAGCTTCACGACGCACCTCGGTATCGCTGCGCAAGCATCCGGTCCCGCACTTCAAGGGTCAAGGGATCCTGCTCCTGGACGCCAATGAGCCAGGCGCGCACAGCGGCCCACGAGAACCTGGGCTTCTTCCCCCCGGGTATGGTTGGCATCCCGGCCCGGATCCAGCCATGGATGCGGCGTGTCCCGGCATGCACCCCAAGTTCTTCCCGGAGTGTGGAGACGAGTTCTTGCTGGGTTAAAAGGGACTTCATTGGGTTTTCCTCAGGAATTGTGGAAATAGTGGATGGGTCATGCCACTTCATAGTCGAGGTTGAAGGTGGAGGTACGCTCAAGCACCACCGCCTTAATCAGGGCGGAAACCGTGTTCACGGGGCAGGCATTCCCGATCATCTTCACCTGGTCCCGCTTGGTGAGGGGCTTGCCTCCATGCCCCAGCCAGCGGAAATCCTCCGGGAACCCCATGGCGCGGGCCAGTTCCTTGGGCTCCAGCATCCGCATGCCGATGTCGGTGATGACGTAGGTCTCCCCGTCGATCTCCACGGTCACCAGCCCGTGGCGGGCCAGGGTCGTGACGGTGTGGAGCGGGTCGGCGGGGTCCTGGTGCTGACCGCCCTGGCCGTAGTAGTGCTGGATGAAGGCGGCGCAGATGGCCTTCTCCCCCCGGTTCGCGGTGGTGACCGTCTTCAGGGGCTCGTCGATGTTCTCCAGGCGTCCACCGTGGGTCAGGTTGACGATGAAGGGGCGGCCCCGGAGCACATAGCGCTCCACCCCGGCAGCGATCCTCCGCATCGTGGCATCGGCCAAGGGGCGCTTGCGGTCGAAGATCGAGGGGACCGGGATGCTCCAGTCGATGCATTCAGCCGCAGTGCGCCAGGTGGGAAGGTGGCCCGTGAACATGTCGGCACCCTTCTTGGGGTCCCGGTGGGTGGGCTCGGGCCAGTGAACGCCCCGGCCATCCTTCGCAGCCTGAAGGAAGAACCGCCTCCTAGTCGTGGGGTCGCCGTAGTCCGCAGCGCAGAGAATGCGCCACTCGTGCCGGTAACCGAGGGCGGTGAGCTTGCCCAGGAAGGCCCGGAAGAACTCGCCCTTGCGCTCCTTGATGGGCTGGCCCTCGTCGTTCAGTGGCCCCCAGTCGGCGAACTCCGGCACGTTCTCGATCAGGAGCACGTCCACATTGGCGACCCGCAGCCATCGGTCCACCACCTCATCGGCATGGCTCCGCTGCTGGTCATCCTTGGGCTTGCCGCCCCTGGCCCGGGAGTGGTGCACGCAGGAGGGCGAGGCCCAAAGCATGTCGATGTGGGTGAGGCCGAAGTCCCGGGCGGTGACCTCGGTGATGTCCTCCTGGTGGACATGGACGCCGGGGAAGTTCTGGCCATGCGTGGCCACGGCCAGGTCCCAGTGGTTGACCGCATGAGATACCCAGCCGGTGGTGTCGATGCCGAGCTGGCGGAAGGCCAACTCTTTGCCGGCGCTTTCGCCCCCGGCACCGCAGAAGAGGGAAACGGTGGTGGTCACGGCTTCTCCTCCATGGCTGCCCGCGCAGCGTTGCGGTTTCCCTTGCGCCCCTCCAGGTAGGCCCTGGCGCTGATGCGGGCCAGCTCGTAGCGCTTCATGGCTAGGCAGGGCTCAAGGTAGCCGTGCTGATCGTCCTTGCTGTGGTGGAAGTCGTCGCACTCCAGGGCATCGGGGAGGGCCTCCAGCAGCCGTTTTAACAGGGTTTCGGGGTAGGTGAGGGGTGGGATGCGGCTCACGGCTTCTCCTCCCCTTCCAGGGCTTCGCGGACCTCCACCGGATTGGCGCACTTCCCGGCTGCCATGCCGTCCCAGTGGACTAGGGCGAACCGGACACCTCCCCGTGAGATGGGGGCATTGAGCAGGTTGATGATTCGCGCCCTCTCCTCGCGGGCTCCCTCCTGGCGGGCGGTGGCGAGGGGAAGGGTCTGGCACTCCATGTTGAATGCCTTCTCCTGCTCCAGCTCCTCCCGTAGTCTGTCCTGCTCGGCAATGGCTTTGGCGGCGATGGTGCGGAGTTTCCCGGCCACGCTGGCGATGGCACATCCCCATCCGTAGGCATCCAAGTACTTTATTGAGTCGAAAACAGGAATGCTCGGCAGCTCCCCCTCTGCCTTTTCGTAGGCGGCAAGACGGGCGCGGAGGTTGTCGACTTCCGTCACCAAATCTGTCGCCAAGGTGTCACCAGCGGCGTTATTGCGCTCCACCGCCTCAAGCCTACGCTCCAGGTCGATAATCCTAGATAGGGTTTGATCGTTCATGCGGTCCTCCTTATGAGTGCCAACCCTTGCGTTTTGAGTTCCGCAGCTCGTCGGCTTCTTCTCCGTCTTGTGCTGATTTTGTTGGCGCAATCGGTGCACATTCTGCGACCTGCAGGAGGGTCTCCGTGGAAACACACGGTGCACTTGCCTACTGCTATCGCCTGCGCCTTCCTTTTGGCTCGGTATGCAAGGGACGCCTCGACCTTTGCCTCTAGGCATACTGCGCATAGCGTGCCGCCCGGTACTGCCTCTCTGTCTGGGTGACGCTCACAGTTCCCCCAGATTCGAGCGTTGGCCCTGGCCTTATTCTGCGCCTTGACCCTCAGAGCGTTCATTTTTGGTCTGCACGCGGGGCAGGCTTGACGAGTCTCCCCATCTGGCAGGGGCTTCCCGCATGACACGCATCGGCGATCCCTGACATATCGCGCCCTGCGCTCCCGCTCATCCTTGCGTTTCTGGGATGGTGTCTTCACAGAGCCTCCTCGATCAACCTCACCGCCGTCCCAATGGCGTGGAACAACTCGTCCCGCAGATGGTTCCGGGTCTTCGCGGTGGGGTCCATCCGGTGCTTCTCGATGGCCTGGAGGGCCTCCCCCATCTCCTGGACGGCCCCGCTCCTGCGGTCATCCAGGGATGTTGATGGGTGCTTGACGCGGGAGTGGCTGATGGTGGATTGAATGTCTGCGATGGTGGAGGGCTTCACGCGGCCTCCCTGATCCCGCTCACACGGGGATGCTGCAACCCCTCGGCCAATGCCGCAGCGATGGCCCCGCGTCCCGCCTTCTGGGGGCTCTCGGCGTGGACTTCCATCTCTTGGTCGGGCTGGTTGGGGTGGCTGATGGTGATGTAGTAGATGTGGGTCACACTGCCTCCCAAATATCAAAAGGCAATTGCACACCAGCCGTGGCCTCGTGTACCGCGTCCTCGTATGCCTTAAGCGCGGCCTCGTCGGCGGCCTCCCAGATGGCTGTATTGCCGATCTCGGCCTCACATCGGCTCCACTCCCGGAAACCGCGCATCCGCTCCGCCAGCCTCTTAGCGGCGTCCTTGATTGGGTCTGACATGTCTTACTCCGTCTCTGAGTAATGGGCCTCCAGCACCAGCCAGAAGCCCAGGATTGCGATGAGGGCGAGCACTCGCGCCTCCAGATAGAACCCCGCCGCAGGGAGCACCCCGCAAGGTGCGCCATGTGATTTCCGCCCTTTTCCATCAGCTCTGCCCTAGCCTCATGCGTATGTATGGGTTGGGTTGCTGGGTCGGCCCCTGTTCGGCACGGCGGGGTGAGTTCGTAGTTCAGGCGCTCAGTCCGAGCACCTGGTCAGCAGCGGGCGCTACCATCTCCATGCAGAGGTCCAGTGCCTCCGCAGGGCTGTCCTGGTACTCGCCTCGGTAGGTTTCCTCACCGCTACTATCCTGGACAGTAGGGAGCCAGCCAAGGGCCGGGATATGGATGATGTGGATCTGGTAGTCAGTATCGAATCTGCTCATGGGTGGGCTCCTATGCTGCCTGGGGGAGTTTCTGGATGATCGCGTCCACCTCGGAGAGGAAAGCCGTAACCTCGGCTTCCATCTCGTCGATGCGGGCCTGATCGCGTTCGAACCGCTTGATGAAGAGCTGGAGGTGTTCGGGCAACCTCGGGTCGAAGCTCACAAAGTCGCACCACCGCGCCCCGGTGCAGGCCATCTGCCAGAGCATCTGAGGCTGGTAGTCCTTCGGGACTGTGCCGGCCAGGAGGTAATCCAGGTGGGTGGCCGTATTGGGGCACTTGATCTCCACCAGCCCGTCATCGCCCACCAGCCCGTCAGGGGATGCGGCGCAGCGGTCGAGGGTGGGGTGCAGAACCATCCCCACCTGATCCACCATGACGTGTTTCGCGACCTCGTAAGCGGCCCGGGCGAAGGGTTCCTGATCGGTGCCCCACTGCATCGCGGCGTTGGTGAAGGTGGAATCCTGCGGGGTGTTGGTCAGGATCTCGGCAACGAGCTGCGCCTTGAGGTTTCTGCGGCTGGCGGATTCGCCGGTCTTGACCTTCGCCATCACATCGGCGACTCGGGAGGCCGTGACCTTCCCGGCGCGGGCCTGCTTCCATTCGATGCTGCCCTGCTCAAAGGTGAGGATGTTCACTTGGCACCTCCCAACAGCGCGGCCTTCCGCGCGTCCTTGGCCTTGATGATTTCCGTGAGGGATGCCTTATCCTTCCGGGCTTCACGCTGCGCCTTCTCGTATGCCTGTTGAAGCGCGGGGATGTCCTTGGCTTCCTGGATGGCTGCGAGGTGGGCTTTGATCTGCGCGGCGTTCATGCCAAACCCGTTCCCGTCCCGGTCATCCTCGCCCACGGCGATGTTGAAGATCATCTTGAGCAGGTAGCGCATCCCGTAGGACATCGCCGCGCCTGTCGCGTGGGTCTTGGTCATCACATCGCCACCCTTCGCGCCCTTGCCATCAGCAGGCATCGGGACGCTGAACGTCTCCGTGTGGCCCTGAGCGTGGGATACGTGGCACAGCACCAGGATCTTCTCGCTGTCCATGTCCTGCGTGGTGAAGCTCAGCGCGAACCCCTCCCGGCTGTAGACGGGCCGGATCTCACGGTCAATGGCGGCGTAGGTCGCATATTTGCTGCGAGTCTGGGGGTTCTCGGCATCGGCGGAAACCCGGCCCATGTCCGACTGGCACCGGCTCATAGCTGTGGCCCATGCCTGCTTGGCATCGTGGGCCATCATCCGTTCCTGGAGGGCCACCAAGCGTTCAATGGTTTCGATGGATGCCCCACCACCCACCGCGAGGTTGAGGATGCTCATTGCGCTCGGGGTGGCTACCGGCGCAGGCTCCAGGGTCGCGAGTTCGTTCATGCTGCGTTCTCCTCATAGGGATAGGGGCGCTCTTGGCGCAGGATTTTGGATCTGTGCTGGTCCCGGGCGTTCATGCCTTGCCAGGAGACGGGGTGGTAGATGGCCGCGAATTCCAGCAGCCCGACTGGGCGGTGTGGAATAGGGAAGGTCAGGTCTGGCGCGGGCGTGGGGCGCTTCACCACAGCACCTCCGCAGTCGCCTGGATAGCCTCAGATGCGTTGACGATGATCCCGGCCAAGATGGCCGCGACAATGGCGGCACATGTGATCCATGACCTCATGCGGCCTCCTCGGCGGCCTGGAACACGCTCATCACGGGGCAAGGGAGTGTGACACTCTCATCGAAGCAGGTCTGGCAGACGAACATGCACGGGTCGGTGTCGGGCGGCAACAGTTCTCCGCACACGGCACAGATTTGGGGTTCGGCGTTCATGCGACGGCCTCGTTTTTCACCGGCACAAACTTGTCGCCGGAAAGTCGGTACGCCACGTTGGCCAGGATCCCGCCCTCTCCAACCTCGGCAACGCGGACCCGATACTGCTGGCGGGTCTCGTCCCAATACTGACAAATCAGGGTGGAGCGATTGCCGCCGGTCAGGGTGGAGTCATCGCCGCCGGTCAGGGTGGAGCCATAGCCGCCGGTCAGGGTGGAGCGATCGCCGCCGGTCAGGGTGGAGTCATAGCCGCCGGTCAGGGTGGAGCCATAGCCGCCGGTCAGGGTGGAGCCATCGCCGCCGGTCAGGGTGGAGCGATCGCCGCCGGTCAGGGTGGAGCGATCGCCGCCGGTCAGGGTGGAGCCATCGCCGCCGGTCAGGGTGGAGCCGATGCCGCCGGTCAGGGTGGAGCGATTGCCTCCGGTCAGGGT